ATTCTCTCGAACCCTTCAATTCGATTGTAGAGTTTGAGAGCGCTGAGATTCATTAATCGCGGATTCTCTTGTAGGATTTGTGTCCTTATAGAGCGAGATCTGTCGATCCAATTGGATCTCCATTTGTCGCGCTCAGTCAGAAGTTGTCGAACTTTAACATAGTTAACTGTTTCGAGATACTTCATGCCTCCGGATTTTCGCAATAAAGCAAATCTTTCGGCTAGTAGACATCCATTCTTAGAAATCATGTCGGATTTCGGATTGTATTTTTGATTAAAACAAGATACAAACGTTGTTCGCACTTGTTTGATGTCTGATATATCATATGAGCATCCAAGGTGATCGTCACCAATGCCATAGTATATCGTGGGACACTGAACAGTTCTATGAAGCATGTCCGAAGCCCCGTCATAGGAGTAAATGTACGCATTCGATCGGAATTTACCGATCGTTCTGCGTTCTACGCACCTAATGATCTGTTCATCTGAACAGAATTTGATTTCAGGATCAGGACCTCTGATCTTGAATTTAAATAAAACAGGGGTTACCCTTTCAAAGTCTTTGACTTTGAAGTCCGCTGGTGTGAGCCAGTCGGCAGTTTTGTACTCGTAAGCACCTGTTTCGACTTCCGGTCTCCATTGATACCGGCGGTTATCTGTTTTTTTGAACTTCTGGTTGATTCCAACCGGAAGGGAGTATGTGATGATCTGAGTGTTCAGATCATCCAGATTTTCTTCGAGGACGAGTTCAATTGTAAGTGAACGTGCGAAGCACTTTCTCCACCAATTGAGACTCTTTTCCCATAGAGACCAAACTCCTGGTTTGGGTTTTTGCTCTCTATTCCTCCATCTCGGCTGGAATCGGCCATCATTACCGACTCCAAAGAGCAAGAAACCAGTTCCTTTACCCTGCTGTGCACGGCGAAGTAATTGGGCTTCCCATTGTTCTGTTGGAATAGTTGCATCCGACGCATAGTCGAATGCATTTGTATAACATGCGGTCTGCATCCCTCCCATGTTGGGGAAGGATAGTGGATTACCCATCGGCTGACCCATTTTCATGATGATCCCGTTGTCGGGATTATCTAGATAGTTTGCTAGCATTTCCATCTTAAACTTACCTGGTTCCAATTTACGAATTGGTTCTGGGACCCTCATTAGTCTATTTAGGACTAGAGAGTGCTTTAGGAAGTAAGTGTCTACCGCGGGTAGACCGATGGCAGTGTCGAGAATTTTCTGCAGGATCTCTCGAGAGAGACCCGGCATAAAGTTATCGGTACACTTGACAAAATCGCCAGAATGGAAATAGACCTCCCTTTCACGAGGGACGGATCTTAACCAATTGTTGATATGGAAGAAGTAATTGGGTTGCGGCTCGAGAGCATCGGCCGTGTACTTACAATTACGTAACCAATTAGTACAATGTCTTTGAGCATTAGATACTAAAAATCTAATAGACGCTTCGTACATTGTTAGAGGTCGTACTTTGTACCCTCTATCGAGCACCGTTAAGTATGAAACGGGGATGTGCCTTGTTTTGCACTTCTTAAACTCGGGGTCCTTCGGATCACATATGTGATACGTAGGTATGTTATCTTGATAACATGCCGTATGGACCTTATTTAAGACGAACGCTTGCTCGTCTAATACTTGTTCTAAAGGTAACTTGAATAAGGCAACCTTTAGGCCATGAGGCACCATCGAAGACAGGATGGCGGATTGTCCACCGACCTGTGATGTAGCCTCAAGACATCCTTTTCTTGAAAAGACTTTGTGATGACTCGCTACTCCAATTTTCTTGTTGTAACCTGCCATCTCTTTGACCATCTCAATTCCTTTTTGAGATTTCTCTTCAAGTTCTAGGAAATTCTCAGGATTCGAAGATTTAGCTAACTCGCTAAACTTTTCATCCTCGTCTACTAAAGCATGCTTTGGTAGCGACCTCGACATACTTGATAATTGTATCAAGAATTCAGGTGGAAGTCTTCCTAGGAGGTGATCGTTATCCTCACGGATAGGATTCACTTTTAATTTACCCAGCTTATACATTGCTGCTGGTTTTCCCGAATCAGGCGAGATTTTGAAATCTTTGAACGCATTGATTGGTGGTAATGCTCGATTACGGCATTCCAGACAAAACTCCTTGATCCACAATATGAATTCTTCCGTTTCCATAAGAGCGGTAGAGTTTAGTATTTCATTGTAGAGCCTTCCCAAAGGCGTATCTACTTTGAGGAGATGAATATTCCTCTTATTGGGGCGAAGGGCCATGAACGTCGAATTGATGATCTGACCAAGATAATGGACAGTATCATAGCACCAATTCGATCTTTTATACTCTTTGGCCAATAACAGCCAGTATTCGTCTTTTTTAGACAGCTCGGCGATTGCCTCGAGCACGACGGCC